TGTTTATAAGGCTTTCCAGAAATTTTTATGTCCCTTCGCACACCCACTTTGCATTTTTTTAGCAAACTCACTTGTAAAAACTTCCCTTTCCGGCCCTTCCGGGATACTGCACTATTTTTACTTTTTTCTTTCTGCCTTTTTCTCCCGGCGATGCATACAACACCAGGTTCTTTTCAGGCATACTTTTGATAAGATTCTTTTGTAACTTTTCTCTCAGAGCGGCTGGAAGCAGCTTATTTACTGCATTTTCTTCGGGTGT